ACTGTTACTTTTGCCATTATCTTCTTCCGTCTGGTTGTATATCTAATCTAAATGTTCCAAGTTTCCAACTTTGAGATGAACCAGTGTTAGCTATTTTTAATGACATAGCTCTACCTCTAGCACGTGTATCTATCTTATCAGTAGATGATGTAATTGTAAAGGGACCAAGTGGTGAACTTGCGTAAGCATTATTAGAATAATTACGTAATTGTAATGTTATTTGTGTGTCTCCAGTTTGTGATAAGAAATCTGGAACAAATCTTCTAACTTTCATAATGTATTCACCATCACCTCTTAAATCAGCCATCCCTGTTGTTTGACCTAATGCACTTGTTCTTGCAGATATATCAAAGTCTCCTGATTCAATACTAGAAGTAATTGTATTTACACCAGTTGCTAATGCTTCATCGGTTCCTTTTTCATGTTCAAAATATATAGTACTGCCATCTACATTACCTACAACATCAAATGATGTATTGTCATCTGAATTAAAATATGTTGCATGAGGTAAACCAAACACAGATGAATCTTGCCATGTTCCTCTATTTAAAGTTCCTGTTGTCCATACAGGTCTTTGTGGTGTTGAGTCCATATAATTGTAGGTTACACATCTATTAATAACAGTTGAGCTTGATGTACAATAGAACCAAGTAATCTCACCAAACAAATTATTTAGTCCAACATTAATTAATTGATTAGCTGTTGTATTTAGATCATCGTAGACAAAGTCTTCTACCAAACAAATCATAGTCTCTAGATTACCAGAGTATTTAAAGAAACCATTTTCTGAAAACCAATACGCGGCACCATCAACTTCTAATGCAGCGTTCTGCCCAATCAAACCACAGTTCGTCCCTACTTGTTGGAAACCAAATGTAAATGGTTGACCAATAAACCTCATAGTAAATAAAGACGTATCCGTCCAAACATAGATCGCATCTCTACCTCTAACTGCACCTACAATTTTAGATCCATCTGCAAGTCTTTGTGTACCTGCTGTGTTAACTGCTGTTGGTTGATAAGTATTAATATCTTCTTGGTTTGAAAATCTAATAAACATTTCATCTTGTGTAGTTGGATCACCAATAGTTAATTCTGTTCCAAAAAATACTAAGTGCCTGTCAGGAGTTGATACTAACATATCACGTGATGCTGTTGGTGCACCTGCAATAATAGTTGCTCTATTGGTTACAGCGTTTGTTGCATTTGAATCCCACTCAAATACTTGTGCATTATGAATTAGTGCAATTACTTTATCACCAAAGTTATCAATAGACCATAAACCTGGATCAACAACTAAGTCACCAGATGCTGCTTCACCCCAAGCAATATAATCGGATGTATTTGTAACTGTGTCTCCAGCATTATGAGTTGCAGCGGTTGTATTTCTTACACCTCTTGTAACACCTGTTAAAACATTTGATGTAATACCTGTATAAGATATTTCTTCTGTTCCTATTTGTATAAAGTTTGTACCTGAAGTTGGAAACTGTGATGCATCAGTTAATTCAATTGCTGTTGTTTGAACTGCGTTAATAGAATTTACTAAAGTTGTTGTCGCTTCACCTGATACAGTTCCACCATAAGCAGCTAGTCCCCAACCAAAGCCAGGTAATTGTTCTGCAGGTCCTACTGGATAGTAATGTTGAACTCTAATACCACCAGATAAAGTTGCACCTGCTCCTGTCTCATTAGATGGCATGGTAATAGTTAAAGTGGTAGCAGATGGTACAGATGTTACCATAAATTTTTTATTATCAAAATCTGCAGCCGTATAATCAGAGTTTGTAATAGCTGTAAAATTATCTAAAAGTATAATATCATTTTCATTTATTCCGTGGTCCGTGCTGAATGTTAAAGTGACCGTTGGTGAACCATTCGTTGTACTAAATGCATTGGTTAATGTTGTTGTAGTTTTAATAGGGTGAATGTCATAAAATATACCACCTGTGTAAGCGTATAAAATTCTGCTTGTTCCTATGATTGCAAACTTATTACCAGATCTATTTACTAAATGATGTAAAGCTCTTGCAGCTCCTGTAAGTTTAGACTCACCTAACTGTGACCAACCACCTATCTTCTCAGGTGTACCATATCTAAAACGTACGTTATCACCATCTACCCATTGCCCTTCGGCTGTGGTTTCTGTGATTTGTTTGTTAAATCCTGGCTGAAAACCTATCTTTTGTAACATAATAAATCCTTATATATCAAATTTATTACTTAATGGATATAGTAAAAAGTACGGAGAGTGGTGTGGTGGAACTCTCCGTACAAGCCTAATGTATAGACTATTTCTTAATTTTTGTCAACTTAACACCTTTAAACCAGGCAGGTGCACCTAACAAAGGTCGTTTATCTAAGTAGTTTTCTTTAGCTGTTTTAGAACTAGATTTATTATAATGTAAAAATACTTGTCCACAGTTCTTGCCTTTAAACTCTTCTCTCCAATGCTCTAAATCACAACCAGAATAGATTAACATGTCTCCTGGTTCAAGACTCACTTTAACACCCGCTTGACCAGTTTTACCTGTTGGATCAAGATAAATGGGCCATGGGTCACCACCTAGATTTAATGTAGTAGATATCTCGCATGAGTATCTATCTTTGTGACGAGCTAGGACATCACCTTCTTTATATATTCTTGCATATGAATAAGTCTCAGATAATTTTAATTTTGTATGTTTTTCCATTACTGGTTTTACTTCTTTTAATAAAGTCTCCATTGCAATATCACTGTAATGTGAATAAGTATTTGGTACCTGTTCATCATTCCATACACCATAATATTCTGTAAAGGGTGAAATGTATTTGTTATCAAATAAAAATCTTGCAACTTCTCTTTTATTTAAAAAATATTTGTAAACAAACTCTGCTAATTCTTTTGATATAGCTCCTTTTAATACTGTATATTTATTTTTCTTAAACGACATTTAATACTCCTTTTGGTATTGCTTGACAGTTCCAATGTATAAATCTAAATGGACTATATCCCATATCTACAATGTATTGATGAGGTAAATATGATGGAAAGAACATCATTCTACCTGGTTTTACTTGATAATTTATTGCTGATGATGCGTAAGTTACTTTTGTTTTATCTTTTTCCGGTAAAAGATTCATAACATTACCTGGTCTTGGATCTTCAAACATAGGTAATGATGTAGACTCATCTGCTTTTAAAAAATAAAAACCCGATATATGACCATTCCAATGAGTATGTAAAGTATGGTGTCCACCACCTTTTTTAGCAAACTCTTGTACCCATAATTCTGTAGTAAACAATTGATGACCAGACATATCAAAACCCATCTCGCCTAATAAATTATGTGATGTTGCACCTATATAATTTTGTAATTCTGCAAAGTTAGGATCACCAATTAATGATGTTGAATGAAATACATGACCCATGTCTCCTTTGTCACCAAACTTTTTATTACGTTCATCAATAGCTGGTTTTAAATTTTTCTTTGATGCTTCAATATATTTGTCTGATGCTTTATTTAAACTATCTACAAATTTTGGTTCATCTGCAAACCATATAGGACATTTAAAAAATTCTTCTAATCGTAATTGTTGAGGATAACCTACAACTTCTTTTTTTACTTTTTGTTTTCTAACTTTAGCTTTTTTCTTTTTCATATTTCTCCTTTATTGAAATGGATATCCTAAGTTCCATATTACTAAACTGTTTCTTTCTCCACTTTTAACAGGACATACTCTATGCCATACAAATGAAGGAAACACAACCAATGATCCTTTGGGTAGTATCTCTGTACATTTTCTAACGTTTCTTTTTTTATCTGGATCCATATTTCTAAAATCAAATTCTAACTCACCACCTTTATAATCTTTAGGGTCAGATAAAGTAACGGTTACAGATAGTTTTCTAATTTTACCATGTGATGGATCACCTTGTTGTCGTTGATAAGGTTGATCCCAGCTATCACAATGCCAATCATAATACTGGCCTTTTTTATATTTTGTAAACTGACAAGACTCACTAAAGTCCCAATTAAAATTCCAACCAGCATTAGCGTTTGCTTGATGCACATAAGGTTGTATTTCTTTATAAACCCATCTATCATTCATCCAAACAATGTCAGAGTTTCTTTTTGTTTTTAAATCTTTAACTTGTTTTGCATTTAATTTTTTATCACCATAACCACCAGTGACTGCCATTTGATCTTGCATTTGATGACCATACTTTACAATGTCATCACAGATACGTTCTGGGATTGCTGATTTAAAATACCAATAATAATTAGTTAAGTTCATACTTTATGAAAAACTTTATAAAGAATTTTTATGAAACTGTCAAGGTTCCAGAAACTGTCAATAATTACTAATAAGGCTTAATTTCTAAGTCTCCAGATACTGTAAATGTTGCAATTGTGCAACCACCTGCTGGAGCTGGTAACGTTGTTTTTGTATTAGTTCCTGGTGATACAAATATAGTAGGTCCTGCGGGTCCTGGTGCTCTTACAATAACAATACCTGATCCTCCCGAACCACTATTATCTGTAGGACTATTTTGAGTTCCACCTCCACCACCACCAGTGTTTACTGTTCCAGGTGTTCCAGTTGTATCTCCTCCTGCTCCACCACCACCTGAGCCACCAGTTCCTGGTCCAGGTGAACCTGATCCTCCACCACCTCCTCCTCCAGCTCGTGTAATTGAAGAACCTGTTATTGAATTTGCTAAACCATTTCCACCTGGTCCTCCTTGTGTTGGTGCTCCAGGTGCTGGAGCATTACCTCCTGATGCACCTGCACCACCTCCGCCACCTGCAGAAAATGGTCCAGAAAATATATTAGCTCCACCAGGATTTCCTTGTGAGGGTGATACTGGAGGAGTATTTCCTGCTCCTCCTGGTTGAACATTTCCTGATCCTGTTCCTGATCCACCGCCAGATCCTCCAGCTAAACCTTTTCCAGGAGAAGAAGAAGCACCACCTCCACCACCACCTGCTGATGTGATTGTAGAAAATGTTGAATCATTTCCAGGATTTCCTGCTCCACCTCCAGTTACTGAATTTCCTCCACCTCCTACTACAATTGAATATGTTCCTTCATCTAATTCTATTTTAGTTCCTCCAGGAAAAGATGTACGATAACCTCCAGCACCACCTCCACCTGATCTTGGTCCTGATCCTCCCGAAGCTCCACCTGCGACTACTAAGTAATCAAAAGATACTGGGGCTGCAAAAAGCCTCGGCCATGTTCCCTGTTGCTTGGCTGCCATTTGACTTTGCATTGACCACACACCACTTGCTTTGTTTAATTCTTTTACGACTACGATTCCTGGTCCGCCTGCTCCACCAACTCCAGGTCCTCCTGTTTGTCCTCCACCTCCGCCGCCACTACCTGTATTAGTAGTTCCTGCGGTTGCAGCTCCATTATCTCCACCTGTTCCACCACCACCTGATCCTCCTGCTGCTCCAGTTGGATTAGATCTATTTGCACCACCACCTCCACCACCAGCGTAAACTCCTGAATTAGGTATTGGTGATGTAAATAAAGAACTTACGTCTGTTCCAGCACCTCCAGTGCCAGCCGAAGTTGGTTGACCATCTTGCCCAACAGTAGAAGATCCTCCACCACCTCCAGAACTTCTACATCCTAAAATTTTTCCTATACCACCTGGATTACCTTGCGGTGGACTAACTGGCGGAGTATTTCCTACTCCACCTATTTTATCAGGGCTTCCACCACCACCTCCACCTCCTGATCCTCCAGCAATTCCTGGATCTGAATAAGTTCCTCCAGCGCCACCACCTGCACTTGTAATTGTTGAAAATGTTGAAGGAGATCCTTGTGATCCTGGAGCTGGAGAACTTGGAAAAGAAGCTCCACCTGCTCCTCCACTACCTACTGTAATTGAATATGATGTTGCTCCACAAACTGAAAATGATGCACCAGTACGAAGTCCACCAGCCCCGCCACCACCAGAAGATTCTCCACCACCTCCACCGCCACCAGCTACAACAACTGTATTAACAAGTCTAGTTCCTGGTTGTGTAGTGACTGAGCAAGATGATGTAAAAACGGTTTGCGTACACTTCCCGAAAGAAGTTTTATTTGTTTTACCGATTATACCGCCATTGGTTCTGGCCATTTGAGTCTCCTATTCGGACACCCAAGCTGTGCCATTCCAATTATATTTGGTAGGTGTTTCCGATTCGTCGTTTGATTTTGTTGCTTCCCAACCTTGTGTGTTGTCAGCATTGTATTTTGTTTCGTTCCACGAAATTATGTATCTTACATCACCTTCTTCTGTAACTGTTGGATAAGTTATTGGTGCTTGCCAATCATCATTAGAATCTAATGACCAAGATGCATAAGGTTGTTGTGATAAAAATTTATCTTTTACAGGATCATAGACCATGCCTATACCTGCATATTGTTTTCTAAAATTATGATTGTAAGAAGTTTGTTTCCAAATTCCACCTTTGAAAAAATTAATACACCATGTTTCACCGTCTTGGTGCATATCATTATCTGCAAGAATTCCACCGTTTGCTTCGATGTCGTTTCCTACAACTACTACTCTTTCAACTACTTGATGAGTATCAGATGTAAATCCTGTTGGATCTACTTTTGTTTTTAATTCTGCGAAATGTGCCATATTTTTATCTCCTTAGTGTTTAAATTATAATTTAGTTTTAACTTATTGTCAACGTTCCTGAAGCTATAAACTTAGCTAACTTATCTCCACCAGGATGAGTTGAAATTGTTGCAGACGGACCTGGGTTAGCACTAAATGTAACTGCACTCGGTGCTCTAATAACAACAATACCTGAACCACCAGCTCCACCTGTACCACCACCACCTGGACCTGCTATACCAGCTCCACCACCACCACCAGTATTTGCACCTCCTGCACCTCCTGCTGGGTTAGCTCCAGCTCCACCACCGCCAGATCCACCAGATCCACCAGTTCCACCTCCAGCATTAGTTGTACCACCTCCACCACCAGCATATGTAGTAGATGGACCTAAAATATCATTAGCAAGACCATTACCACCATTACCAGCACTACCTGGACCTGCATTACCTCCTGTAGCGCCAGCTCCACCACCGCCACCACCATTAGTGTTAGCTACTAAACCATCAAAACCTGTACCACCTGGATTACCTTGAGGAGGATCTACAGGGGGTGTATTACCAATACCTCCTGCCGCAACAGAAGATCCTGGACTAGCAGGAAAAGTCCCTGATCCACCACCACCAGATCCTCCAGGTCCACCATTTGCATTTATAATTCCTCCCTGTCCACCACCAGTTGATGTAATTGTTGAAAAAGTTGAAGGACTACCAGCAGAACCTGCTGAGCCTGGAGAAGGGCCAGCAGCACCACCTGCGCCAACTGTAATTGCATAATCTCCTGATGTTAAAAATAAGGATGATCCCTGTAATGGACTTGGACCATAACCAGACATTCTCATACCTCCACCACCAGCTCCACCTGTAGAACAACCTGTTGCTCCACCACCACCAGCGACTACTAAATAATCTGTTTGAATAACATCTGGATCACCCTCACCGATTGTTAAACAACCTGATGCTGTAAAACTTGCTATCTGATCTACACCACCTGCTGGATTTCCAACATAAGAAACTGAACCGCCAGGAGTCGTTGATAATATAACTCCTTGACCTGCATTTGCTCTTGCGATCACGATACCTGAACCACCATTTCCACTAGGATGGCCACCAGCATCATAATCAACACCACCTGAACCACCACCTGTATTTGCACCAGCATTACTAGAAGAAGATCCAGAAGGAGCTCCAGCAGTTCCA